CAATTGGTGAAGAGGGTGGATTTATCCGAACGATGTCTACTTCTAAAACACTTATGTCAAAAGCTCACGTAGCTTTTAATTCTCCATATCCATTTGGCATATATGACTTAGGTGAATTCCTAGCTTGTCTTAATATGTTTGATGATCCTACATTATCATTTGATGAGGATAAGAAGTTTGTAAATATTACTGATGGTATTACTTCATTCAAGTATTACTTCTCTGACATTGACATCCTCACAGTTCCAACAAACGATATCAATTTAGATTGTGGTGATCTAAAATTTACACTCACCCATGATGAATTAAACCAGTTACGTAAAGCTTCGTCTACTCTTAAAACAAGTAACCTAAGCATACGTAAAAACCCTGCTGCAATGTTTATCGAATGTGTTATTGTTGATAAACAGAATCCAACGTCAAATCAATTTACAATGAACGTTGCGAATTGCAGTATAAATACTGATGCTGAATTTGATTTTGTGTTTGACATAAACAATTTCAAGTTTAAACCTGCTGACTCATATGAGTTTGGTATTGATAAGAAGCAGGTAGCATTAATAAAGGCGGGTAACACAGACTACTGGGTTGCTCTTGACAAAACTACAACATTTAAGGAATCATAATGGCAAAGAAAGAAACAGCTCCAGAAACTGTAGAACAAGCACCTGTACCTGCGAATCAGGGACTCAACCTAAGTGACATCAGATCTTGCGTTGCAATAATTGATATTGTAACTAAGCGTGGTGCATTTGAAGGTGCTGAGTTATCTGATGTTGGTGCAGTACGTAATCGTTTAGAAGGTTTTCTAAAAGCTGCAGACGAAGCTCAAGCAGCTAAAGTAGCAGAAGAAGAAGTAGCTACTGAAAAGTAAGTATGTACTTTTGACAAAAGCATGGTATAATAGTACCATGCTTATTATATTATGAGGTGTATGTGAAAGAATTTTTATTCGTAGAAAAGTATAGACCACAAACCATTGAGGATTGCATTCTCCCTGAAGGCTTAAAGGAAACATTTAGAAAGATAGTCGAGAAGGGAGAACTCCCCAATATGATGTTTACAGGTTCTGCTGGTGTAGGTAAGACTACCGTAGCCAGAGCTTTGTGTAATGAATTAGATATTGATTATATGATGATCAATGGATCTGAAGATGGTAACATTGATACATTACGTGGTAAGATCAAACAGTTTGCAAGTACTGTATCACTTCAAGGTGGGCAGAAAGTAGTTATACTCGATGAGGCTGATTACCTAAATCCACAATCTACACAACCTGCATTGCGTGGGTTCATAGAAGAGTTCTCTTCTAATTGTAGATTTATATTAACTTGTAATTTTAAGAATCGTATTATTGATCCTCTTCATTCAAGATGTTCTATATATGAATTCAACTTAGGAAACAAGGCAGAGATGGCACAGGCATTTATGGCTAGGCTTCAATTCATTCTTGATTCCGAACATATTATATATGACAATGCAGTAATTGCAGAACTCATTATGAAATACATACCAGACTGGAGACGTGTCATTAATGAATGTCAGCGGTATGGCATGAGTGGTCATATCGATACCGGTATTCTTGTTACTCTATCTGAGACAAGCATAAAGGGATTGATGGAAGATCTCAAAGCAAAGAACTTTAAGAAGATGCGTAAGTGGGTTACAGATAACATTGACGTAGAATCATCAAAGTTGTTTAGAATGATTTATGATAACATGACAGACTATGTAGAACCGCAGAGTATTCCTCAAGTAGTTCTTATATTAGCAGACTATTCTTATAAGGATAGCTTTGTTGCTGATCATGAATTAAACGTAGTGGCATGTATGACTGAGATTATGTCATCAATTAAATTCAAGTGAAGCACTTAAGAGAAGTTAATATGACTTATGGGCAACACTTGTTGCACACCACGTCAATAGCAATAGTCCTTATAGTCCATGGTTTATTTCCTTGGGTATGGGAAACAAAAGCAACAGAGATGTTGTGCAAAAATAAAGGAGATCTATGACAGAACAATTAGCAATGTACGCCCATATAATTACAGCGGTAGGTGTAATATTCATAGTGTGGCAGTTAGAAAAAGCTGGTAGACTATTACAATTAATGAGTAAATTTTTAGCGGAGGCAGTAGAAGAACATGACAAAGTATAGTAACGTAACACCTTACAGAGAGACTAATAATTTCTTTGCATCACCAACTCTTTATGAAAATATTAAAGAGTTCTTACATAGTGAGATTATCGAAGTAGCATTCACTAAAAAGAATGGCGATGATCGTGTAATGAAATGCACACTCATGTCTGACCAATTTCCTGAAGAGTTAAAGACTGAAAAGAAAGTAGATCATAATGAACTTCTTAAAGAAGAGAATAAAGATGTTATGGCAGTCTTTGATGTTGAAGCACAAGGATGGAGATCATTCCGTTTAGACACTGTTAAATATATAAAGACAAATCTTGAATCCGTTTGAATTAATTAAATCTATATCCAACGATAAGAAGGATATACTTGAGAATGAGAAAGATTACAATGCCTTTATGGTTAATCGTGGTCTATCTTATTTCCCTGATACTGTTATATACGCTAACGAAATGAATAAGTTTCACCATTTGGATGGCCGCTTGCAGTATCAGTTTCTTATAAATACTATTAGAAAACGTAACAGGTTTTCTAAGTGGAACAAATCTATTGAATCTGAAAGTATCAATACTATAAAGGAATATTATGGTTATAGTAATGAGAAAGCTCGTGATGTACTTCCGCTTTTAAGTAATGAAAATCTTAAAACAATAAGAGGAAGAATACAGCATGGCGGAATTCAACGATGAACTGGTAAATTGGAAACCAGAGATGATGTTAGAGGTTACATTGGCAGAACCCGACGATTTTTTAAAGATACGTGAAACTCTTACAAGAATAGGCGTTGCTTCAAAGAAAGATAATAAACTATATCAATCATGTCATATACTACATAAACAAGGTAGATATTTTATAACTCATTTTAAAGAGTTATTCTTATTAGATGGTAAGCCTTCTAATCTAACAGAAAATGATCTAAAGCGTAGGAACACAATCGTCAAACTAATGGATGATTGGGGATTACTTGAGACAGTAACACCAGTAGGTGAAGTCGCAGCTTTAAATCAAATCAAAATTATTTCCCACAAAGACAAATCTGACTGGGAACTATGTCCAAAATATAATATAGGTATTAAATAAAACCTGTATAAATAAAACTGAGTATGCCGAAAGGGTATTCATTTTTTTAACCTTGCTATATATAGGAGGTCATTATGACAAACTTAGCATTTAACACTTTCCCAAGGGATACATTCTTGGGATTCGATCAACTTTTTGATACACTACACAATACAAATCTTGAGACCGCTCGCGGTGCCGGATATCCCCCGTATAACGTAATCAAAAGAGATGATGGTCACTTTCTAATTGAAATCGCTGTTGCAGGATTCAGTAAAGAAGACATTGATCTAACACTTGAAAAAGGTGTATTGACAATCATCGGTAAGAAAAAGACCGGTGCAGATCAAAGAGAATATGCTCATCGTGGTATTTCTCAAAGGGCGTTTGAAAGATCATTTACTTTAGCTGACACACTCAAAGTTGTTGGTGCCGATATTGTAGATGGTATGCTTGTAGTTATTTTGGAGAACAATATTCCAGAAGAAGACAAGCCTCAAACAATCAATTTAGGTGACCTGCCGAAATCAGCAAAGAAGCTGTTACTAGGCTAAATACTAAGGAGCGTTATGGCATATTCAGAGAAAGTTTTAGATCACTACAATAATCCACGCAATGTGGGTAAGATGGATCCCAAAGATCCAATGGTGGGAACTGGTATGGTTGGCGCTCCTGCTTGCGGCGATGTAATGCGTCTTCAAATAAAGATTGAAGATGATGTAGTTACAAATGCCGTATTCAAAACATATGGTTGCGGATCAGCAATCGCTTCTAGCTCACTATTAACTGAATGGGTAAAGGGTAAAACAGTAAAAGAAGTTCAAGCAATTAAGAATACTGAAATTGTTGAAGAACTAAACTTGCCACCAGTAAAGATACACTGTAGCGTATTAGCAGAAGATGCAATCAAATCAGCAGTCAAAGACTATATTAATAAACAACCAAGGGTACACAGATGAATGAAATTAGATTAGTCCGACTTACGTCGGGTGAAGAGTTATTATGTAAAAAATTAAATGAATCAGGTTTAACAATCACAATTACAGAAGTTA